ATCTTTCCGGGCAATGTGACCAGCAGCTCCGGCTCGTTCCGGGCGCAGGAGCGATACAGCGACTATGTGGTCAAGGGGCAGGCCGAGAAGGCTGCCGGCGGGCGCGAGGCGACGGCGCATCTCGACGCGACGGCGGACCCTCTGACAACCGATCCTTCCGACCGGATCTCGAAGCAGGCGGCGCGCGAGGAGGCCGGCGTCACGGTTTCGGGCCGGGCGAAGGACAAGGAGGTCACGCGCTATCGCCCGATCGTCGCGCTCGGCCGCACGCAGCTCGATCGCAAGAGCGCCCAGAAGCAGGCCGACTGGATGATGCGCGTTGCGCGCGGGCGGTCGGAAGCCCTCGAACATCGGGTCCATGAATTCGGGATCGGCGGCACGCTCTGGCGGCCCAATACGCTCGCCCTGGTCGACGACAGCTATCAGTCGGTCCACCGCGACCTTCTCATCGCCGGCGTCGCCTATGTCTACGACGAGGCGGGGCCAGCGACGCGCCTGCAGCTCACGGGTCCGGAGGCCTATGACCTGGAACCGGATGGCGATCGGCGGCAGAACCACAAGCGCGGCGGCGCCGGCAAGGCGGCCGGCAAAGGCACGGCGGCGCCGAAGAAACTCGACAGCACAGCCCACGGGTTGGAAGGATGAAACGAGAGATCGCCCACGCGCTTCGCTCGCTGGTCATGCGCGGCGTTGTCCGGACGTCATCCGACCAGGGCGAAAGCCAGACGGCCAAGGTGACGATCGCCGCCGGGATCGAACGAAGTGATGTCGAGGTCATGCAGCCTTTCGGCCTCGCCAGCCATGCGCCGGCAGGTGGCGCGGCGGTGGTGCTGGCCGTTGGCGGCGACACCGGCGATCTAGTGTTGTTGCCCGTCTCCTCACCCGGCTTCCGCCTCGGCGGCCTCGCTGAGGGCGAAGCGGCGCTCTATGCGATCAAGGGCGACCGTGTCCACGCCAAAGCCGACGGCTCGATCGAGATCCTCGCCTCGGCTCGCGTCCTCATTAAGGTCGGCGACGTGACGATCGAAGCCACGCCCGATTATGTGAAGGCGACCAAGGGTGACGCCGAGCTGGAGTTGACGGCCAGCCACGCCAGAGGAAAATTCGAGGGCTCGCGCTTCGTCGCCTCGGCCTCGGCCGCCAAGCTCGTCTCCGGCGGAAACTTCGTCGCCGTGGCGCCGGGCGGCATCACTTCCTCGGTCCCCATCGTCGTCGGATCGGACCCCGATCCGGGCTCATGACCCGGTTGCGGGGCATGACGGTTCTTGCGCGCGCGCGACATTGTGGGCGCCATGACCGAATGGCTCGACATCGCGCTCGTCTACGATCCCGAGACCCGAAAGGCTGATATGGCCCTAGGGGCGGATGGCGATCTCGTGCTCGACGAGACGCCGGCGACGGCCATGCTGATCTCGTTCGGTTCCGATCGCCGCGCGAGGCCGGACGACGAACTGCCCACCGGCGTTTCCGAGATCAATCAGCCTTCATCCCTGGTGGAGCGGCGCGGCTGGGCTGGCGACGCTCTGGACGGCCAGGGCGAGAAGATCGGCTCCCGTCTCTGGCTGCTCGATCGCGCGAAGCAGAGCGAGCTGACCCGCCTGATGGCGGCCGAGTGGACCAAGGAAGCCTTCGGCTGGGCCGAGGCCGACACCGGCGTCGCCGCGATCGTCTCAGCCGAGTGGGCGCGCCGCGAAATGCTGGCGCTCACGGCCTCGGTCGACGGGCGCTCCGTCACGATCAACAAGCGGGTGGCCTGATGCCGTTCCCGATGCCGACGCCGACGGAACTGACGCGCCGGATGGAGAGCCGGATGGAGCTGGCGCTCCGCGCCGCGCGGCCCGATGCCTCGCCGGCTGCCATCGCCCGCGCCGTGCGCTCGCCGCGCGGCACCATCGCCGCGCTTATCCGCGTCACGGCCATGGCGCTCTATGAGAACCACCTGCATCTGCGCTGGTGGGGCGACCAGTATTTCCCGGACACGGCCGAGGCTGAGAACCTCGAACGTCATGCGTCGATCTGGGGTGTCGTTCGGCGTGCGGCGACCAGGGCGGTCGGGACCGTCTGGGTTCAAGGCGAGGTCGGGACGGTCATCCCGGCCGGCGCCGTCCTGATCGGGTCGCTCGGCACCTACACGGTCGACGAGGCGGAGACGATCACGCTCGACGCTGAAGAGGGCTGGATGCTGGTTGAGGTCACTGCGGTCGATCCCGGCGCGAACGGCAACATCGCCACGGAAGACACGCCGCTGTCGTTGGAAACGCCGATCGCCGGCTTGACCGAGCCGGTGGCCTACGTGTCGGCCGAAGGGCTGCTGGGCGGAACCGCGATCGAGACGGACGCCTCGCTGCTCGCTCGCTTGCTGCAGGCCATCCAAGAGCCCGCCCATGGCGGCGCCGCGTTCGATTATCCCGTGTGGGTGCAGAACCAGTTCGCGGCCGTCCAGGTCAAGACGCTGCCCAACTGGGTCGGCGAGGGGACGGTTGGCGTGGCGATCGCGATGGGCACCGCGCTGGTGCCGCGCGTTCCGACCGGCCCCGAGACGGCTGCCATCGCAGCCTATCTGGAGATCGTGCGGCCGGTGACGGCCGAAGTGATCATCGTGCCCGTCGAACTGCTCACCGTCGATTTCACGATCCTCATCGATCCCTTCACGATCGCCGTGAAATCGGCCGTCGAGACGGCCATCAAGGCGTTCTTCGCGGCCGAGGCCAAGATCGGGACGCGCCTGCCACGCTCGCGGCTCTCCGAGGCGATCTCGGCCGCTGCCGGCGAGTATCGCCATGAGCTGACCTTGCCGGCAGCCGACATTCTGCCGGCCGCCCACCAGCTCGCCATTCCCGGCGTCATCACCTGGGTGGCGCCGACATGAGCCGCAGCGAGACGATCGTTCACCGCGAACTGCTGTCGCTGCTGCCCCCCGGCTGGATCTGGCCGCGCGACGAGGGCTCGCTCCTCGCTGCCCTGCTCAAGCCGCTTGCTGGCGAGATCGCCGCGCTGGAGGCGACGGCCGAGGCGATGCTTGAAGAGATCGACCCGCGCACGGCCGTACTCTGCCTTCCGGATTTCGAGCGCGTGCTTGGCGCCGACCCTTGCGGGCGTGATCCTTCGACGCTGTCGCTGCCGCGCCGACAGGAACTGGCGCACCAGCGCTGGACGGCCCGAGGCGGCCAGTCGATCGCCTATTTCGTCGACATGGCGGCCAAGCGCGGTGTCTCGATCACGATCGAGGAGGCGCATGTCAGCCAGGCCGGCGCCATGCAGGCCGGTGACGAGGTCGTGTCGTCCCCGGAACAATTCGTCTGGCGCGTCCTGCTGTCGCTCTCCAATCCGATCATCTTCACGGCCGGCGCCAGCACGGCGGGCGAGCTGCTCTACGACTTCGACTTGTCCGACATCGAATGCGACATCCGCCGCGCCAAACCGGCCCACACGGAAGTCGTCTTCGTCTATCTGGAGAGCTGAGATATGGACCGCATCAATGGCGCCAACACGATCGACATCGGCGGCGGCCGGCGAGGATTTCGCGACCGCAACGCCGTCGGCGGATTGGCCGGAACCGAGGTCACGGCCGACTTTCTGAATGCGCTGCAGGAAGAGGTGCTCGCCGTCATCGCGGCCGCGAGCCTTGCTCCGGACGCCGGCGATCTGACCCAGCTTCTCAAATCGATCCGCCTCCTGATCAGTGATCGATATGCGGTCGCCGGCGGGACGGCGAACGCCCTGACGGCTGCATTCTCGCCCGCGCTTCCGGCGCTCGTCGCCGGCACGGCGATCAAGCTCAAGATCGCCACCACGAACACCGGCCCGGCCACCCTGGTCGCTGACGCCATGCCGGCGCTGTCCATCGTGCGGCGCGACGGTTATCCGCTGGCCGGCGGTGAGCTGGTCGCCGGGGCCATCGAGTATTTCTGCTACGACGGCGCCAGCTGGCGGATGGTGTCACCCAGCACCAAAGCTCGCTATTGGCGCATGACGACCCCGAGCGGCAGCATTCCAAGCGGTGTGCCGACGCGGGTCGGCAATTTCGCTGTAAGCGCCTCCACGCTCGCGGGCAGCACGGTCAACGCCTCGGCCGGCACCGTCACCATCGGCGCCGCCGACGCCGGTGTCTATGTGTTGACGAGCAACCTCGCCATGGTCGCTTCCGGCGTTTTCGACCTGATCACGCTTCGCGTCAACGGAACCGTGGTCGGTCTCCAGTCCGCGGAGAGCCCGTCGGATGTTTCGGGGCAGGACCCTGGCGCCTGCGCCATCGTCGTGTTGGCGGCCGGCGACATCGTCGACGTCGCCTATACGCAGGTTAAATCATCGCCAGGCACCAACTCGCTGGTCGCAATCGGTTCGCACCATTTCGCCGGCGTCCGGATCGGAGACTGATCATGCTTGTCTATTCCGACGCTCAGGCCTTGAGCGAGGCCGCTCATGGCCTGCCCCGTGAGGACAGCTCCAAGCTCTTAGCCGTCGCTCTGGACGATGGTTCCTTCGAGGTCGACGGCCCGGCCGACGTTCTAGCCAAGCTCCAGGCCGGCCCGTCGGCCGAACGCCTCCTCGCCTACCTCGCCGAAAAGCGCTGGCGGCTCGAAACGGGAGGCTATCTCTGGAATGGCCACCTCGTCGCGACCGACCGCGACAGCCGTTCGATCATCGGTCAGGAGCGGCTTGCGATCTCGCTCGGAGAGCGGGCGGATCCCGACGGCTTCAAGATGGGCGGTGAGTTGGTGATGGTCTCGAATGCCGACTTCATCGCGATGACGGACGCCATCCGGGCTTTCGTCCGGGCATGCTTCGCGGCCGAAGCCATGATCGCCGCCCAGATCCTCGCCGGCACCATCACCAGCTTCGCCGCGATCGATGCGGCGGCGATGCCGAGCAACGGGAGTTGACGATGGCGCTGAGCAAAGACGGGCCGGGAGCCCTTGTCCCAAGGATCCTCAAGTTTGGCGACGGCTCATTTGTGCCGGTCGTCGCTTCCGACGATCTATTCGCCACGCCGCTGGGGCATCAGACCGTCACTGTGACCAACGCGGCCCAAACCCTCGCCGCGCTCCTTACGGCCGCCGTCGGCGCCATCGTCGCGATCCCGGCCAACACTAAGCTCATCTATCTGCAACCTCGCGGGGACGGCATCCGCTACGCCCATGGCGGCTCGACCCCGACCACCGCCGCCGACGCTACCGGCATCGGCACGGCGCTCTATGAGGGCGCACAATATCCGATCCGGCTCGACGACTTCGCGACGCTGAAACTCGTCGCGCCGTCGAACGTCGTGCTGTCGATCGAATTCCGGGGCTGATCATGGCTGACCCGATCATCCTGCCGCCCACGCGGCTCATGGAGACGTTCGGCGCCAGCGCTCGACGCCTGGCACGCGACGCCGACCGTGGCAACCCGACCGCGAACCTCCCTTGGCGGATACCTCCTGCCTATGCACAGGGCGAGGCGTTGAAGCCCGGCAATGTGCGGTCGTCGGGGGGAAACTGGTACGTCTGCTGCAACACGGCGACGTCCGTCGGCGCGTCGGGTCCGACCCACACCAACGCCGACCCGGTTTTCGACGGGGGTGGTTCCGCCGGTGCTCTTTGGTCCTATGACGGACCCGCGCGCATGACAGCCAACGACGCCAATGCGCCGACCATCTCGATCTCGGCCAACCCGACGCTCGGCAATTCATACCGGCCGAACGTCCACCCTAACCGCTTCCGGATGCTCGGCGCGACACCGTCGCCCTATCTGACGACGCGCTGGGAGCCCGTGGTCTTCCTGAGCAAGGCGGGCATCGGAGCCACGGGTCTGTCCGCCAGCGTCGAGACCATGATCAACGAGGGGCAGTTCGAGATCGAGCAGATCGCAGCCACCAACGGCCTCGCGATCCTGGTCAACGGGCGGTTCTTGTCGCCGGACGCCATCGTCTCCGCCGCCGCCGACCAGCAGATCAAGGTGACGATCCCCGGCAGAGGCCCTCACCACATCGAGATCCGGGGTGACCGTCGCGGCTGGTACTTCGGCGGCATCCGGGTCTCGGCTACCGATCAGCCCTATGCGCCGCCGGCCGAGAACATCATCCGCGCCGTCTCCATCGAGGACA